TTCTGAGCTAGTCTTTAAAAGAGCAACTGCAACCTTCCCTGGTCTCACACAGCAGGGGAGGTTTTTTCTTTGCAATCTGATCATGCAAAAAGTTTTTAATCTGCTCGGCGCTGCAGCATTTCTAATGTCTGGAGCAATGGTTGTTGGATCGGCTGTGCTTTACACCCGCATCCCATCAATCACAAAGCATTACATGGGTGAGCTGACCAAGATGGTGACTGACATGGTCCCTGGTCAGATTGATGATGTAATGCCTGAACTGCCATCAGCTACAGGTCCAGCAATCGAAACACCTAAGTTGCCGTTCTGATTAGGTGCCTGAAATACCTGAGATTGGTGTGGGGCGTATTGGCGTTCCAGAAATACCAACCTGGAGAGGCATTCCGCCGCAAAGCATTCCTTCTGAACCACCAGTCACGTTGATGCTGGGTTTTCCGCTTGTAGATATACCTGGCTGCGTCGAGACAAGAAATTCACAGCCCGGAAACTTAGACGCTTATACAAACGACAGCCGGGGTAATTTCACGGTTTGCGATGGGACGATGCCATCGTTCAACGCGATGGACATTACACCTGGAACGTTGACGTATGGATCCGCCAAGCCGCCAGTAGTTGAACCTCCAAAAGAAAAACCGGCTGCCTCCCAGCAACCGGCTAAGTCCCCTTCACAGTCGGCGTCCAACCCGACCGGCGTTCCAAATGTAGACACAGAGTTGCCATGTCCGCCACCAGACGCAATACCTATAGGAGCTAAAAATAAGCTTCAGACTGCTGTCATCACTGGTTACAAGCGAGTCGATGGAGAATGCAAAACCCAGTTCAAGTCGTTGGACATACCAACGATTCTCGGCAACCATCTTCCTGGTTCGCCTGTTGTGGTCACGACTGCAACGATTGCGGTTGTCGCAACAACAGCAGCAGTCTTAGCCAAACCATTAGGTGACATCTTGTTGAAGGTGATCAAGCCAACCGTCAAAAAGACGATCAAGAAAATTAAGGAGAAGCTGGGGAAGAAGGTTGCTGTTGAGTCTGCTTGGCAGCGTCGGAAGTACCAGCGGTCTTTGAAGAAGTAGGTATTGAATGTGTGTGGGGCGGTAAGACACCAGGCGGGTTTGTTAGGACGACATCAGCGCAGATCTGGCTGTAAGGCGATTTGGGGTGAAACATCACGCCTTCTTTCATTAGCGTTCCGCAATTTCGCAACCTAGCTATTTCGTAATTAAGGCGTTTATCAGCAAGGCTGGCTTCCATAAGCTGCACTTGCTTTTCTGCTGCCTTGCGACAGGTGCGGATATGACTGCGATCCAACGGGATTGAGATCTGTGCAGTGATGCCGCCATTGACTGAGAAGTTTGTTTTTTGGCCTGTTCTGATTGGTTTGTAGAACAGCACGTTGCCAGGATTATCGGGCCTGCCATCTGGAACGGGGTTGCCTTCTAGATCAGTCGCACCAGCTAAATCGATAGTGTCGTAGACCGGCTCGTTGTAATACTGTTCGTAAGGGCTAGACCAGCCAGTAGTCGAACTAAGAAAAGGGTTAATCGTCAAGCTTGCACCCTGGCAACTAACGCCATTGATCACAGAGCTGAACGTTTTGCTTGGTACGACTTGAACAGCTTGGTTTGTGACTGAGCCGCTACTGTTTGCAACTGGTGCGGCAGTGCTTGAAACCTGAGCGTTTACCGGACCAGCAAATAACAGCAGAGCCGCTAGGACACGCTTCATTGTGTAAAGGTGCTGGTAGTTTCTGTAAGTGATTCGATGTCAGTTTCTCTATTTATTATCGTGTGATTTACAAGCCCTGGGCCTTGCAGTGTTTCTACAAAGCTAAAAGCAGCGCCTTCGTTAAAGATGCTCCAGGTTGGTCTAGATGCAGGATCGAGTCCAGTCCATCTGCTTGTAATGCCGTTCAAGTTATTGGTGGTCGTAGTCAAGCTTTGTGGAGCAAGACCTGCAGAGGGTTTAATATTTGTGCCACTAGCTGTGTATTCATAACCCGTACGATATTCGTAGGAGTTAATGACCTCATTAACCTTTGATGTTGTCTTTGTTGTGCTGGAAAGTGTTCCTTGTTGAAAGTTAGGAACGACTGGTACGGCTGCTGCTGGGGCAGCCAAAAGCAACAACAGCAGGATTTTCACTTGATAGTTAGCTCCTGAATTACTTGTGCTACGGCTGCAGTGCCAGCTCCACCTGCTGTGACTGTCATCGCACCATCTGTAGCAAGCGTTCCAGCCAAAGTACCAGCTACGCCGCCTGCAGTTGTCGTTGTATTTCCGAATGTAGGGAGTGCTGGAACAACACCTGCAGTAACTGTTGTCGAAAGAACAGTTGGCGTATTATCGCCGCCTATAAATGACTCTGAATATGAAAAGCTGTCACCAGCAGTAGTAACAGTAAACACGCCAGGAGTGTAGCCAAGAGCGGTCCCTGCGCTATAGCTCCCGAACTTAGGAGCAGTACCCAAAGTGACGTTAGAGCCAGATACAGATAGTGTGCTCGGGAGTCTGGTCGCTTGGGATGCTGCTCCATCAACAGTTAGCGAGATTGATGACTTAATAGCGTGCGTAATGTCTGCCGAAGCAGGACTTGCTGCAAAGAATGTTAGACACGATACAAAGAGAAAACGTCTCATTTTGGCTTGGACGTAGGGGTTTCTTCCTTAAGTGTAGGCTCTTCTTTCTTCTTGCCATTGGCGCGTTTAATGTTGACGCCAAAGCTGGTCATCGTTCCAGTAAGCAACGAAGCAGGGAATGTTGGGTCCATGGCTTTGACATAGCCCAAGTAGTTAAGGCTGAGCATTGCAATAGACCATGTAAGAACAGCGAGCTTTACAAAATCCGCCAAAGCTGTTGATTCTGGTTCGTGCTCCTGCTTACCCTGTTCTTCTGCCATGATGAATTAACGCTATAGGTCGAATGGTGGTTGAAATCTGGGCTGCTGTTGCTGGTGCGTCAATAGGCGTTGCTGCCTCTGGTATCAAAGGTGCCAACCGTGAGACACAGCATGGACGTGATTCCTTGGTGCGTTTGACCTCAGCTGTCGATAATTTAGCGTCACGAATGGATGTGCTCCACGCTGATCTAAGGGTCAGGGACCAGGAATTATTCGCTCGAATCTCAGACCTAGAGCAGAATGTTGCACGACTGGAAGGTCACGCTAATCGGACTTAGACTTCCGGCACACACAGTGTCGTCATGGTTTTACTTCTAAAGCCAATCCTGTTTAGCTTCATCAAGTCGAAAGCCGTAAAGCAGTTGCTGTTGGATTGTCTGATCAAGATCAGCGAGCAGACAGACAACCAGTTGGACGATGTGGCTTGTAAGTATGTGAAAGATCTACTGTTCCCAGAGGACCGCGTTGAAAAGTAAATGTGGGTTTGGGTTGTAGTTGTGGGCTTACTGTCACTCCTTCCGTTTTTCCAGTTTTTCAAAAAAGGCGATCCCCATCAGCTTGCTGCTATTGCGGAGCTGGAACGTTCGATTGACCAAGACCTGTTAAGTGATGAAGCTGAGTGGTTTGAGACGTGGAAGACCAGTGGCATCCACCAGGAGGTTTACGGCGTTCCGTATTACAACCAGCTAGATAACATGACTGGTTACGGCTACCGAGAGTGTTTTGACGCGGCAAGCAGCATGATTGTGGCGTTCCACCATCGTGTTAAAAGCCAAGATGCTTATCGCCAGGTACGCCTAAAATTTGGTGACACCACTGAAGTTCATGCTCAGATTTCTGCGTTGAGGTCACTGGGCCTGGATGCTGAGTTTCGTAGAGACTCAAGGGTTGAGGATATTGAGATTGAGATTGATGCTGGCAGGCCAGTCATGGTTGGTTGGTTGCATAAGGGTGACATCACTAAAGGCAACCCAGCAGTATGCGATAGCGAAGGCTGTGGTCATTGGAGCGTAATCGTTGGGTATGACAAGGATAATTTCATAGCTATGGATCCAATGGGCAAACCAGACATGGACCATGGTGGGCATGACATCACTAAATCTGGTGAGTTGATCAGGATGTCGCGGCCTGCTTTCTACCAACGTTGGTCTATAGAAGGTGAATCCTCGGGGTGGGCTGTATTCGTGGATCGATGAGCTGGGGCTATATCACGGCGTTTTTTCAAACCGTAGTGATTTCGTGTATGTACCCATTGAACTGGGAAGCGTGTTTACCAGTGCAGGACTGGTTATTCCCAGCTATAGGTGATTACATACGGTTTAAGACGGAGGAACCTTATGCTTCCGAAAAACGAGTCTTACGATCCATTCAAATGGATGATCGTTGAACAAAGTCTTGAAGAAGAGTTGACGCTAGAACGCAGCATTAGGGAAATTGAGGACTGCGGAGACATCAACACGATGACTCAGTTGTGCGCCGCCATGGCGCGGCAACAGTGGCACCAAAGCAAGCTTTTAAATCAAGCCGTTAATCACATCGCTGAGATGGATGCTTTGATCGCTGGCGGAGTGCAGATGCTCTAAAAGCTTTTTCTAGAGTGGTCAACCTTGGGTTGGATTCGTGCAAGGTGTCTCTGACCCTTGCTTTGGCTGCGTCAATTTGATCTTGAGGACGAGTTGTCCAATTCATGTTGACTGGGGCCATGGCTCAGTTACTGAGAGTTGGTCTCATCGCAGTTATAGAGACGTGTTAGATAGCTGTAAAGCCATTGGGCTTGCCAGTCTTGCTCGTGGTATCGAACAACCCCAGCAGCTTCTACGCGCCAAACCAACTTGCCATTTTTTTCGACCTGTTCAATGGTTGGTTTCATGTCAAAAGAATAGGCACGGTGGTTAGCCGTGCCCTTGAGTTAATCAGAAATCAATGCTGGTCTTGCCTGGGATCTGCTGCAGGTTGATCGAGCCAAAATCACCGTATTGACCGGTTTGACCTTTGCCGTTGAGGTAAAAACCTTCGACTTCAACCTCTTCCTTCTTGGCAAAATCCCATACCTTGCCGGGTTTGATGCGATCAGTTTCGCCAGCTAGTTTTTTGAGGTAAGACGCAAGCTCAAGAATTGACTGCTTAGTGACGAACAAGGACAATTGTTTGGGTTGCTTGCCTTCTGTGTCAAAGCGGTTTTCACCGACAGACCATTTGATCTGATGAGTAAGTGCGGGGACAAAATCAGCCATTGTGATCGATACCTTTGAAGAATTGAGTGAGGATGGTTTTGATTGCTGCATTAGGTACGCCGTTGTGATTGGCATCGGCGTAATGCTGCAGATTGGCGGCTAACAGAGGGTCAAGCCGCACTTGGAAATGA